GCACAGATTGTAGATGAGTGTGCGCAGGCCTTCCTGGATGATATTTTGAACGAGCTTCCTGAAGGAGCTCTTGATGAAGTCCGTATCTTGACTGTCGATGAGGCCGTCAATGGTTTACCAGGCGTGAAGTACATTGATCGAATGAACCTCAACTCGTCCATGGGATTCCCCTGGAACAAGTCCAAGCGAAATTTTTGTGAAGATTTGGGCGAGTATGAGCACTGGACGAACTACGTGAAGATGAGCGAGGAGATCCTAGACGAGGTAGAACAGATCAGAACACTGTATCGTCAGGGGATTCGTTCCAATGCTGTGTTCCGAGCGCATCAGAAGGACGAGGTCATTTCGAAGCTCAAGGCCCTTGCCATGAAGACGCGAATCTTTGCAGGAGGAAGTGGTCCGTTGGGGATAGTGATGCGACAGTATTATCTGTCCCTTGTTCGGGTCATTCAGAAGTATAAGACAGTTTTTGAGGCAGCGCCAGGGACTAATGCCACATCCGTGGAGTGGTGCCAGTTTTACCACTGGCTCACAGAATTTGGACCCGAGTGGATGATTGCAGGAGATTTTAAGTACTTTGATAAGAATCAGGATCCCACTTTTATGCTTGCAGCATTTTGGATTCTCGAGCAGCTTTTGCAGCGTGCTGGGATTCCGGAGGAGATTATGGTCGAGATCAGAACTAACAAGTACGACATTTGTTTTCCTGTGACGGAATTCAATGGAGATTTTGTTTGCTTTTGGGGTTCAAACCCCTCTGGGCAGATTCTCACTGTCATTATCAATTGTCTGGTGAACAGCATTTACATGCGGTATGCCTGGCGAATGGGTGGCAATGAAGTGAAGAAGTTCAGACAATTCGTCCGTTTGCTGACTTACGGTGATGACAATATCATGGGGGTTGATCCCAAGTTCAAAGATTTGTTCAATCACTGTGTGATTCAAGACGAACTGGCAAAGATAGGAGTGGTATATACTATGGCAGATAAAACTGCTGAGAGTGTCCCGTTCCTTCCAATTGACAAGGTCTCCTTCTTGAAGCGCTCTTGGGTGTTTAATGAAGATGTAGGATCGTTCGTCGCACAGTTGGAACATGATTCAATTGCTAAGAGTCTGTTGCGTCACCTTCCCTCAAAGACGGTGTGTGATCAGAAGCTCGCATGTGATTCGATGTACTGTGCTCTGCTTGAGTACTTTATGTATGGTCGTGATGAGTTTGAAAAGCGCAGGATGCAGTTCCAAGCGATTGTTGAGAGAAGAGAGCTTTCCGCATATGCTACCACGTTTCCGACGTATGATGAGCTTGTGGAGAAGTACCTGGCCAATGGGTCGGGAGTTGCGCCTGACGGAAGGTGCCGCTTGTGCGATGCGTAAATCGCTCCCCTTTGGGCTTAACCTATAAAGTCCACCTTTGCGAAAACCAAAATGTAGGCGTAAGGACGCAGTTACCAAGAATGATAGCAAGGTCGAAGAAAATTATTCCCAGGGGTGTCCGCGAGGTCCACATGGAGCGATCCTCCGAAGTCTGTATTTACGGATGTGCCGTTGACCCACGAATGACCAACCCTGCTCTGAGAAATGGGTACACTCTCAGAAGATGCAGTTACATTACCTAGCAAAACAACACAAACAACAACACGCGAAAATTCTCCGGTGGTGGCCGCCACTGCCCCGGAGCGCTGCGTTCAAGAGTGGCGACTCGCTTCCCGCGGGGAGTTCCAATCTGATGAATGGAATCCTGCGGGGGGTGAAAAGATTGAGAAGGTTATTGCGGAAAACATTGTCTTCCACGATACTGAGAACATTGAG